GCATTGTATCTATTTCTTCCATATCAAGAAATTTCTTACCATCACCTGCAACAGTGATTTTTAATAACTCTGCTTTACCATCACCATCTACATCCATTCTTACATAGCATTCGTGAATTAAAACATCCTGTGTACTTTTATCTCCATCTGTTTCTCCATGTGAAAAGTCTACACCTTGGTGTCTTGTAAATTTATCTTCTGTATAATAATCACCATCACCTTGTGGTAATGACTCTACTAATTCTTTATCATAACCCATCTCTATTAATTCTGTTCTTGTTTTGTTCACTCTGTGACAAACAAAATTAGCAGTATCAATTGATTTGCATCTACGTTCAATTAAAAATTCTTCTGGTGGTACTGGTTCTATTTTAACCTTACCATGAATTTCTATTCTATTAATTACTACATCATGTAGTTTAACTGTATCTATTTCTTTACCAGATGCATCAGTTATTTTTTCTTCGTATTCAGTATGATTTTTAACTTTAATTTGATCCATAGAAACCAAATCATTAAACTCATCATCTGTTAATCTAGAATATTCTTCTCTTTCAATTTTTTGTGCATCATCCCAATATACTTTTAGGATTCCATTCTTTTGGATCAATGCATCTTTGAATGCTGTGTATAACGCTAAGAAACCATCATTCTGTTTATAAAATATATAGTTTAAATAGTCAGAACATTGTCTAGCCATTTCTTCATCTTCAGGCCCTTGTCCTTCACAACTAAATACATTATCACCTGATGTAAAAATTCTCATCAATGATGGCATTAAACTTTCTACTGTATCTAAAACATCATTAGAAACAACTTGAGATCTACCTTCTTGTTCGTTACCAAGAGGTTGTCCTAAATAATATTCTAATGACTTTTTTCTTTTAGCTACAAGTTCTCCACCAATATAACCTGATGCGTTATGTATTTCTCTGCTTACTACTGATAATATTTCTTTTTGTGATTTTTCTTTATTTTTCATACTACGTATTTTGTATCTATATTAATTGGTTTATCCCAGTCTGATGTATCAATTGGGTCGTGTACACATCCATATCTAAATGCATCACTTGCGTGTGAACACCAGTCATGAAGTGGTTTGTTTTTAAATACTTGATTCTTGTCGTCCCATTGTTTTCGATACTGTCTTAAAGCATCTAATCCTGTTTTACATTTTACTCTGTCAAAATAACAATTTCCTAATGTATTTCTTACAGATTCAATTCCATGATCTACTTCTAACTTAGGTGCTACCTCAAAGTCAATACCAAGTTCTTGTGAAACTTCTAATCTTGACTTACCTGTTCCAAGCTCTCTCGCCATAATATCGTGAGGTGCTATATGTCGACTATATGCATAGTCTTTTTCAGTTAGTATATCAGCATAGTGTGCTAATGATTCACCTGAAGTTTCGTAATAATCTATTAAATGAATTTCAGTTCCAACTCTTTGTGCAAACCATATTGCAGTTGAATCTCCAATACCTAAGTCCCACCAAGTTTCTACACCTACTGATTCATCATAAGGTACTTCACCAATTCTTTTTTCTTTATCTGCTTTAGTTATTAACCTTCCAAAGTAACTTCCTGATACTGCTGCAGTAAATGAACATTCAAATTCTTGTTCGTACTGCTCAGGACTCATTATATCCTTAGCTTGTTGGAGCTCGTCATCAGGGATTACTCCTGTTTCAGATGCTCTGTATAATTTCCCATACCAATCTTTATGACCACGTTGTGCAAAATCAAATACTTCCCAGAACTGATTGTGTCCCATTGGAGTTCCAATAAATAAAACTGATCCTAGTTTATCAGATACTGCTGGTCTAACAATTTCGGTCCATACTCTAGGGGACATGATTGCGTATTCGTCCATAACAACTTTATCAAAACCCATACCACGAATACTATCTGGATTATCTGCTCCAAAGATTTGAATACGTGAGTGATTGAATAGATCTATTCTTAATTCTGTTTCATTTCTACTACCACCAAATTTCATTAAAGGTTCTGTGTAGAATTTTAAATATTCCCAAGCGATTGATTTACCTTGTCGGTAAGTCGGAGCTATGAATGCACACAAAGATCTTGGTTTGTCTGCTGCTGTTTTAATTAATTCGTTAATAGCTAGTACTGATTTCCCAAATCGTCTGTGACATACTAGAACACTAAATCTTTTAAGTGAGTTATGAACGTCTAACTGATAAGGTCTTGGCTTGTAAGGTATTTCTATCTTAGCGACTTTTTTATTAGTCGTCTTTTTGCCAGGAGACTTTGATTGCGATTGGTTCATCTGTTCCTATTTTAGATGTTGTTGACGCTAACCTTGGGTGAACGAATGGTGCTGCCTTTTCGGCTGCGTACATTTTACGTTCAGGTGAGCTCATAGGATTGTTTAACACAGCTAATAAGTAATCCAAAGGAGAATGTTGATATTTCTCAGCCATCTCCTGCATAGACTTCCAATTCTTTTTAGTCTTAGCACCTAAAGGTCTACCAGAACCTGGTCTTTTACCACCATGGTTATCTGATGTTTTGCCCTCTTGATCTGGTAATTTGTTATCTTCAACCATTATGTTATTTTTCTTCCTCTTTTGTCAAATTGTCTAACATTAGAATATTTAAAACTTTTAGCTTTTCCACCTTTATACAAAATAGTACCTGCAGTTATTCCAAGAGTTAATGGACTTACTGCAAACTTAATTCCTTTTTTTACTATAGTCTTAGCAGCCTTCTTAAATACAGAAGGTTTTTTCTTTGGTGTTTTACCAAAACCTTTATCTCCACCTATAATCATTAGTAACCTCTTTTAACTTTTTTACCTGATTTTTTAGCAGCCATCTTAGCTTTTTTTTTACCAGCTTTTGTATATGGGTACTTCTTTTTTCCTACCATTGGCATAATAATTATCCTATTTTAATAAACCTTGTTGTGCAGCCATTCTTGCATTAGGCATAGGTACTTGACCTTGTTGTGGTCTCTTACCCATATTAGCCATTTGCTGTTGAGCTTGAGGATTTTGCTGCTGTAGTAATCCTTGTTGCTGTTGCTGTTTAGCCATCTCTGGCATAATCTTAGCTTTAATAATTAATGATAGTTGCTGTCCTTCTTCTGGAGACAATCTAATCATTTCGTCAGCTAGTTTTTCTAATTTTTTATCCATATTAATCTCCAAATCCAAAGTATGTAAATTCTCTTTTGCTTTTTTTAGCCTTATTTAATCTTGTTTTTATTTCTAATTTTGAAATATCTCTTGTTTTTCTTTCTTTAGCAATGGCTTGCATCTCTATTCTCATATTTTGATTTTTTCTAGCCATTGGTGTTTTACCATAAGCATATGCTCCTGCTGTAAAGATAGCTGCAGGTATAGCTAATGGTCTTACTTTTTTAATTAGCTTTACTGTTTTCTTTTTTACTATTGGTTTTTTCATATTATTTCTTTGCTAGTTTATCTTTGTTTATGCCTTTTTTAATAATGTAGTCCTGTGTGCCATTAGCTCCAGTTTCTACTTCTTTTTTTAACACTTTGAATAATTCTTGTCTTTTTTTTTCTCGTGCTTGTTGTACTACATAAGCATTAATAAGTTTAGTATCTCTCATTAGCAGTTCCATGCTCTTAATGACTTATTGATTCTTGAATTAGGATCTCTTGCAGTCTTAGCAGAGGTAAGTTTCTTTTTCATGCCACTCATTCTAGCACAGAATGACGCACGTCTTTTATTCCCTACTTTTTTACTAGGAGCTTTTAATGTTCCTCCAGTCTGCTTCTTATAACTAGCTCGACCTTTAGCATTCAACCCACCTTTTGGGTTTTTACCTTCTTTTCGTTGCCATGCTGCTGTTTGTGCCATTATACGCTAGATTTGTAGTCTTTAAGCTTAGCTTTAGCTCTAAACTTAGGATCTTTTAAGTTCTTTACCAATGCATCACGTTTCTTCCAGCTCTTTTTTAAAACTTTTGCTGATAGTTCCTTGATAACTGGGAATTGTAAATATGATCTCATGATTATTTTCCTTGTCCTTTATATCTATTGTGACTTTGCTGTAGTTTTTCCGATTTCGATTTCGATTTTTTGTGGATTCCTGGTCTTTTCTTAGGTTTATCTCTAGGTATAAAGCTGCTAAAATTCTGCTTAGCCATTAATCGTCAAGAAATGCCATAAGTGATGCACCAGCTACTGCTGAGCTAGACTTAGGATTCTTCTTGATAGTTTTTCCTACCATTCTAGAGCCTGAATGTACCTTTTTAGATACACCTGTAATTGCTTTAGATGTTCCAGTAAACCCTGCTTTTCCTGCTTTATCAGCTAGGTTAGTAGATACTTTGCCAATCTTACCTTTTGTCTTATATAGTGTCTTTAGGATTCTTAATCCTATTGTTCCTGCTGCTGGTATCATAATGATGTCCCCTTTGTTATGGTGGTGTACATAACCCCCCTATAGTCAGATAGTTCTACGACTATCATGACGATGGGGTGAATCTAAAACCCACCTTAATTGTTATTGTTGTTAGTTCTTCAGCTCACTGTTGTTCGCTGTCTTTTATTAAGTTCTTGTTAGTCAACTGATAATCGCTGTCGCAAGTGACAGCGTTATAAGTTGTTATTATATATTGGTAGTTAATTAACCTTAGCTTGTCTATTGATTAATTGATTGCCGATAATGATTTAACCTATTGATAATACTAGACATCTTGATTGCTAGTGTAATTGATAGCAACGTATAAAGTACCTATATCCAGACATTATTAGATGTGTGTGTAGGTATATCAATCAACCAAAGGAGATAAGATATGTTAAGTACTATAATGATAAGCCTACTATGTATATGGTTAACTATAATGATATTAGGTCAAGTAATAGGGGGGGTAGTAGCTTATAATTTATATAAGTCAATCTCACCCCAGAAATAAGGAGGATATATGATAACATACGAAATGTTACAGCAAGTAGAGGGAGATACAGATAAGCATAGTAACTATCAGCTTAATCAGTACGAGTTCCCTTTCCCAGAGAATTCTGTTCTAATCGAAAGAGATAAAGAAATGAATAGGATATTAAATAAGCCAATCATTATTACAACGAGTAATAATAATAATTGTTAACAATAGGAGTTACTTATGACAACACAACAAACGTTTATACCATACGCTGAGTCTAAATCAGCAGAAGATAGAATAGCTTACGTTAAAGCTAATCCTGGCAAGTATATGCCTAAAGCTCAGTATGATCTTATCAAAGGCTTAAATGCCAAGATAGATGCGTTAGATAGCAAGATGAATGAGATCTTAGCTAAGAAGTAGATAATTGGGTACACCCCCTCGTAATGAGGGGTTACCCCTAATAGGAGAATATATGAAAGATAATTTAAATGAGTTAGGTATTACTAAACATGAGCTTGATCAGATAAGATATAAGCTAATGGACTCAATAAAATATGACTTTACAGATTTAGAGTGCAGAGCATTATATAAATTAGCTATGTATGATTTATTAACATCTAGTGAATGTAAGTCAGCTGTAATGCTAATGGCTCAGAAACTAGGCAATATACCAATACCAAAGGAGGACAATGAATAGAAGATTAATAGTATACAAAGTACAATATAGACTTAATTCAGACCCATGGAATAGAGATAAGTTTATTAAAACTAAAAGAATAATTATGACACCTGATGAGGTAAATCAAACAGATGGCTACTGGCGTAATCACAGTAGAGTGAGTAAAAAATTTTTTGATCAAATGGAAACTCACGAATCTAATGAACAAGGTAGATATTCAATATGGAGTATAAAAAAAGCATGAAAAAAACTAAATTAGGAACACCTAAATTCTGGACAGCGAAAGCTTGGGCAGACCACCTACTATGGATTAGTGGATTTACTAGCAACAAAGAGGTTAACAATGTTCAGAGTAATAATAGAAGGAAAGTTCCGAGAAAATCCAATAAATCTAAGCAGAGCAGTCAAGCTACTGTATAATCAGGACTTTACTGGCTCGATAAGAAAAGAAAATATACTGTGGTGGAAGAAGTACTTTCTTAAAGTAATCCACCTACCTATCCTTTATCCCAAGATGGGATATATACAGATAGTTAAAGTATATAGAGATAAGAAACCATCAATTAGAGTAGTGACAGTACCCACTAGCTCCGACAAGCGTGAGCTATTGGTATTAAATAAAATATATGGAGGTGATAATGGGTAAGCGAGTTAAAGCGTTTAACAATTATGAGATCAATAAAAATATAGCTAAAGTGCTAGTATTACATAGAGTGTGGAATGGGTTTACCCAAACACAAATATCTAAATGTTTAAATGTATCGTTTCAACAAATACAAAAGTATGAACGATGTATAAATAGATTGGCTGCAGAAAATCTTATAGATATATGCAGACAAAAGAAATGGGATATACAGTTATTTTTAACTGATAAACCAGAAGCAATCTTTGATGAGTGGTGTAAACAAATACCAGAACATAGTTTTGATACTCCCTACCCACAAAGAGCAAGTCAAATACAAAGATCTTGGGATAAGATAGATACAGTAGGTAGACAAAACTACTTTAACGAAAATAATCCAAGATATAAAAATATAATCCAAGAAATGAAGGGAGACTAATGAATGGAGTTTTTACTGTTATTCGATTTGTTACTTATACTGTTGGTGGTTTAGCCATCAGGAAAGCTTGGAATTGGCTCATCGAAGATGTCGATCCAATTCCTGGGACAAAAGAGTTTGAAGATGAGTATATGAAAACAACTATTAAATATAATAGATTAACCAAAAAAAAGGAAGCACATGAAACGTATAGAAAAAGTAGGTGAAGCAATAGTAAAATCTATAACATTCCCATTAAGAATGATTATAGGTGTATGCAAGGCAGTAGAAAAAAATATGCCTGATACATTAGAAATGCCAATTGAAATCAAACTAAAAAAGGAGGATAACAATGCAGACAAAACTACCAGTTAAATCTAGAGTAGCAGATAAATATAAGCCTATGCTTACTTATTATGCAGAACTTATAGGACTATGCCATGAAACTGTTGCAGAAACGCAATCGTTAAAAATGCTAGACCCTATGGGTAAGAAAACTACTGCAACATCATTGTTTATTAGAGTTTGTCAAAGAATGGACAAATCAATAGACGCTAAGGAGATTGCAGACAAGTTAGAAAATGTAAGTAAAATCAATCAACAAAAGGAGATAGCATGAGCAGCACTAAAACACCTATAAGACAAGCAGAGATGGATCATATAGATCACTTCTTAGAAACAAAGTATGATGATAGAAAAAATACTTTAAAAACTGAGATGCAAGACATCATAGACAAAGAGTCAGAAGATAACTTTGAAGCATTTAAAGATAAATTAAAAATCAATACAATGCACAAAGAAGTATATGCTTACTATGAAGATCATAAAAAGTTTGAGAGCGAAATGGATAATGTTTTACTTTTAAAAAAAGGTAAATTAGACAATGCTATCAACACTTTAGAAGATAAATTAGAGCAATGGAAGAAAGTTAGAAAGTGGGAAAGTGAAATTAGTAGATCCCTACTTAAACAACCAGATGAGCTCGATAGGTTACTTAAAAAGTTATGTCATGAAGAAACTACACGTAACTTTTATAAAGGCCCAAGAGGTAAATCATTACAAATGTTAGATATGTCTAAAGAATATTGTAAGAACTTACTTAACGCAGGTCAATCTCTTGCTACAGTTTGGAAAACAATAGATATAGAAATGTCTAAAGAAAAAATAAATACAACTACAATTCCTAAGCCAGAGTTCTTAGCAATTACTAAATAAATAATATCGGTCAAAGCCCTACACATTTTGTGGGGCTTAGCCCTTATAGAAAGGTAGTTATGATAGATGAATCATTATGTTTATTTCACAATGATGTAGATAAAAAAGTATACGAGATAGAGTACGAAGTTACTTATGTAACTAAATGGCAAGTAATAGGCGAAGATCAAAATGAAGCTATGAATAAATGGTTAGAAGAACATAAGCTAGATTTATCAACTGAAGATGGTAAAGATTGTGTATGCTCTTATGCCAAAGATTATACTCAAATTAGTAAAGTACAAGAAATTGCAAAAATTAAATATAACGAAGAAGATGATGAGGTATATGCAGATGAAACTTAAAGACCAAACAGACTTACTAGATAGAGCAACTAACAAAGCTATCAAACAAATAACTAAAGAACGTGCAGGTAAAAAACGTAACTTTATATTAGAGTGGTTTAGATACGTAGAGTTAGTAAGCAAACAATTAACCAAATGGATGAATTAATGATTAAAAAACTTTCAAGTGAATTTAAAAAAGATGATTTGTTTTTTAAGTTGCAAGAAAATGTAAAAAAAAATGTACAAGATTATATAGATGGCTATGACAAAATATTTGATACAAAAAATTGCGATCATATAATATCTACTTATTTTTTAATATTTTGGGCTAATTTTCAGCATATTTATGGAAAAAATGGACAAAAAAATAGTACTGATTTTATAAAAGAATCAATATTAAAAATTATTGATGGAAACGACTTACCACCAATACATAAAAACAATTAACTAAATGGATGAACTAATGCACATAGATAAATATAAAATATTTTCAATGGACTATACTTGGAAAAATCAAAAGAAAAGTAAAACTACTACAGTAACTCAATACTTAACATCAGACGAATGTATTCAAAGTAAAGATTTTATATCTTTAATAGATAATTTAGATGATGTTTGGCATAAACATGAAGGTAAAACTTGTAAAATAGAAGTTACTTTTGAACCTTATGAGGAAGAATAATGTATAAATTACACGTAATTAAATCAGATAATACAACAGAATCTGTTGATTATTCTAAAAAACCTACATTTCAAGATATGTATAAACAAATAGATTGTAGTATGATAGAAATGTCTAAAGCTTATTACCCTGAGTATTCTAATAGAAAAGATGGGTATGTAGATATATACTTTGATGAGGAATTTCTTATGCAAGAAGATTCTCAACCAAATATAGGAGCTACAGTGGCTTGGAAAGCATGGCAAGATAAGACAGGTCATATGGCATTGCCAGGATCTGTATTACATGGTACAGTATGCGTTATACAAAAGGAGGAAAATAATGAATGAAGGTATGGAAAACTTAAAAGAACAAGAAAATATGAATGATTCTTTGTTTGAACTAAATACATTAATCTTAGATTTAAGATCTAAGTTAAGTAAATCATTACAAGAAGTATTAAAACTTCGTAAAGATTTAGATTTGGAAAAAGAAGAACATCAACTGACTCAATTAAAATATGAGTCTATGAAAAATAACTTAGATAAATTAATGACTGATAAACTAAACTCAGCAAGAGGTGCTGTAGAGGAGATGCAAAAATGACAGAACTTAAAGATGAACATCTAGAAGTTATATCTAAAAATAAGTCAAGAAAGTATGAAATAGATAATTTAGTAAATCAGTTATCTGATGCTAAAGAATCTGTTGCAGTACTTGGTAATGCTATAGAATGTGGTTTTCTACATGATAAACATTCCTTGATTTTACAAGAATGGCTTGTAGAATATGAGCAATTGTCTGAACAATTAGACACACACTTAACAGAGGTAAGAGACCATGGATGAAAGAGCAATGCGTATGCTACTTGCTGGAAAGCAATTAGAAATAGATAAGTTAAAACGTATAATAAAGGAGATGGAAGAAAATGATAATGCCAGACAGCGAGATTCTGAGACTAGAAAAACGTCAAAGAGGACTTCAAAGAGTAGCGACAGCAATTAACGATCTAAGTATATATGGTATATACCCAACTAACTTTCCAAAGTTAATTCAGGTATTAGAACACGCTAAAGACCATGTTAAAGCTGAGATAACAGCTACTAGAAAACGTATAATAGAACACTCTACAATTAAAGTAGAAGAAGTATATACAGACCCATTAAAAACAGAAGCTCAAAAAGATTCTGATAATATTAATGATATGTATACTACAAAAGGTATTTAAGAATTCTGATTAGGTTTTGATACTAAAGAAAGGTTCGCAACCTTTTACCTATTTTAGATAGAGCCAGATGGGAGACTGTCTGACTTGTTAATTGGTTACGACAAAAGTGGTAAACGTATTAAATTTATACCAGCTTAATATAAAGTTTTATTAAATAATATACAAAGCCAATTAAATTAAAACAGTTCAATCGGATTCCGTACCTGTTAGGGCTGGTGAGTTTAAACACCAGATAACGGCTGTTTTATTAAATTTTAGTTATCTTAACAACCCAAGACGTAGGAATATTAGTACGATCTCCATAAGTATATGTACCATCATCTTCAGGTATGTATGCTGCAAACAGCTTAACGTAATTTTTGTCTTTAGAAAATAGCCAACCTTCATTTACAGGTGTAGCTAATTTCATATTAATAAATTCTTTTTTATCTGCCCAACCTGAATCACTTATACAGTCAAGCCACTCCACTCTATATTTGTCGTAAGGAAAGATTGTAGATTCTTTAGAAGTAAAACAAACTTTGTTTTTAGTGGAGAGTTTCTTTGCCATTAGCAGCCCATATAAAAGTTGATCTATCGTTCTCGTCTAAAGCGTCCATAATGTTATCTGGAACATTGTGACCTTCTTCGTCAAAGACTAATTGAAGATATGTACTGTAAATAATAGCTAGAGCCATTGCGTCTGCAGCTCTAATACACATATCAGGATTTTGACGTTTAATAAAATCGCCAATAGCTTCTGGTTTAACATTATCCAAGAATGTTTCAGAATAATTCTTTTTAGATTTCTTAGGAAACTTTAATAATTTATTCATATGTGCGTACTTCTAGTGAGGATATTTATATTAATTATTTGGGTTGCAGTAAAAAATCAATGTTATTCTGTATCTTAGGTACAAGTTCATCATAAACTGTACGCCAAAGCATAGAATCATCATAAAAAAAGTTCTTATTCTTCCACATATCGTGGTAATGACTATAGAATTTAGAGCATATATCAACAGCATCTATATCTAATTTGATCCAAAAATCTTTTTCACTCATACCATTAGTATGCAATTGATGATGATGTTTATAGCAAAGAGGAACAGTAAATTGATCTCCAACTTTCTGTGAGAAACCTCTAGGCATAGCAAAAGTTATATGGTGTGCTTGAGACTGTGTGTCTTGACATAAGATACATGGATTAGAAGCTACCCATTTAAGATATTCTTTATCTTTTATTCTTTGTACCTTTTCCTCTGATAGTATTGTGCACTTTTTTGTAGCCATAATAAATTGCTAAATCTGATAACCCTTCATGTACTTGGTTAGATGCTTTGCGTTCTGTTAAACCTAAAATATTTGCTATCTCAATAATACCATAATTAAAATGACAAAACAATTTCATAATTTTAGAAACTCTTTTACCTAACTCATCATCAACATCTTTGACTGCTAATGCAGCACCAAGAGATGAAGTTATAAAGTCTGTGTTAGAATTGTCAATACGTTCTTTTAGAACATTGCCAGTTCCTCCACCTTGGAGTTCACACATAATACGATAACGAGAACCAGCTTCGTATAATTCTATAGATATAAGTTTACGATGATACATATATAATAAACGAGATTCACGTATGTTTAACCATACTTGACGCTTATCTAAGATAGTAGAAATTAGCTCTGGTTTCTCAATCTGACGCATAATTTATTTTATAATTTTCTAATTCTTTATCAACGAAAGATCTAAATTTTTCGTTTTTATTGTACAAATTATTTAATCTATAAACTCTGTTTTTGTTACAATTATGTAGACGTGCAATAATGCTCTTACACCCATACACTTGTGTAGGGTGCAATAGCCAAGAAAGTAAAATACATAAATTATATATTTTATATTCGTTACTATTACTAACAATTCTTTTACCTTTTAATATATCTAAAGATACATTATAAGATAAACTACAATACTTTTGAACATAACTAACCATAGGATAAACATGAAAATTGAGTATAGACATAGTGCTTCTAAAACTAATAGTTTTATTGATTCTCCACCTCATTGGATAATTAATAACTTGTATGATTTTAGTTCTGAAGCTAACGCCAGAATGAAAATGGGCAGTACTGCTGAAGCTGCAGCAGAACACGCTTTGCAAAACCAAATCACTGATGAAGAAGTTATCATAGATATTGCAAAAACCAAATACCTAGAACTAAAAGGTGATGAGTCAGATGACGAATGTCTTTGGTCTGGTATAATTGCAAATCAATTTGTTAAAGAACTTCCTCAGTTCGGTAAAATTATTTCTTATCAGAAAGAAATTGTGTCGCCTGGCGAAAAATATGGTTTAAAATTTGATGTCAAAGGTGTTACTGACTTCGAATTTGATGATGTAATCATAGATACTAAAGCTACTGCTTACATAAAAAGACTTAAATCTGGTGCTATTGATAGCAGATGGTACCCAAAAGACGCTGATTTGCGTCAACAAGCTCTGTACAAAGACCTTTTCAATAAACCGACAGCATTGCTGTATTGTTCTTACAAGGACGTTTACAGCGTGGATATGGAGGGCAGAGAGGGTCATTTAGAGACCATTATACAAGCTATGAAACATATAGAACATATCTTGGATATTGCTAAAACAAAAGAGGACATAGTTAAAATGTTTCCATTGACTATGGATAACTTTAGATGGGGTAAATCAGATAATGAGCCATCTAGAATATATGCAAAAAAGGTTTGGCAAGAAGCCTTTAAATAGGCTATAAGAACCAATGCAAAAGTTTGGAAAAATAATAAAACAAATAAATAGGAGAACGAACATGGAACACGAAACATTTGAATGCTCATTTAAAAAAGCATTTGAGAAAGATGATGGTCAAGTTACTGTGTACATTACTAAAGATGATGGTACAGACATGACTGTATATGGTGAAGCTTTAGGCTCATCAAGATGGCCAAAGGGAGCAAGACTAAAAATTGATGCACAGCCAGTTAGAACAAGTAAAACTGGTAAGCAATATCAAACAGCATCTAGAATAGAATGCTTAAGTGAAGTATCAGATAGCTCAGGATCAGCTCCTGTAGTTAACGCTACATACTCTGCTAATACAGCAAACAATTCTTATGCAACAAGAAATACTTTGGACCAATTTTCCGAAAAGTATAGATTGACTATGAGTAATCTTATTGCGTCTTATATGTCAGGTGGCAAAGTACCAACTGATAGTGAGTTTCAGCAAATAGATAATTTAGTCAGAAAAGTATTAGATGCAAAAGCTTCTAGTGTCGATGAGATACTAAAAGACGATGTACCATTTTAACAATTTCTTATCTCCCTCGAGTTAGAAAACTAGGCATTACTACAGAATCAAGGTTGTTCACTGTGGTAGTGCCTTTTTAAATTAAGGAGTTTATGATTGAATTATTAATGATGTTAATTATTCCAACTGAAATAGATCCTGCAAAATTAACAATGAAATATGTTCTTAAAGAAAAATTTATAGATTACAAAACTTGTGAAGAATATGTAGAACAAAATTTATATTACAAAGATTCTCAAGGTGTAGGAATATTTTATAAAATAGATACCAAAGAGTACCAAGTTATGTTAACATATTGTAAACCAACAGAGGATAAAAATGATAACTGAAAAACGATTAGAAGATGCACTAACATTTCTTTCAGACACAGATGAGAGTAACGCTGAATCAAATGCTAATGTAAAATATTTAGATAGATTATTAAAAAGAAAAAAAGCATTACATATTACAGGTAACTCAGAAGATAAAAGTATATCTGCTAAAGAACAATCTTTTTATGCGTCTGATATTTATAACAATGCTGTTAAAGAATTGTTTGATGCAGAAGTTACAGCATCTACATTAGAAAACAAACGTGATAAAGAAGGTCTTATTATAGATCTATTTAGAACATTAGAAGCTAGTAGACGTAAAAATACTATATGATTTATAAGTTTAAGAGATGGGTTATACTTCCTGCTTTTGCAGAAGTTATTATTAAAGCTGACTCAGATGAAGAAGCTATTAAAATACATAACTCTTTAGACTCTAAAAGTTTAACTTGGGAACAAGCAGAAACTGTAGAGCAACGTATGACATACGAAATTGTTAATGAGCAACCATCAGATTAAATTGTTTAGAGCTATTATAAACCAAGCTATACATGATGCTATGTATGATGGTGTATATAAATATCATATTATAGATAAGCGTGAAGCTATTCAATGGCTTACCAGTGATTCTATAGACTTTAGAACTATATGTTCTTATGCAGAAATAGATGCTTCTCAAGCTACTCGTAAGTTTACTGAAGCTATGAAGTTAGATCTCTATGCTTTAAGAGATGATCAAAATTTAGTATTAAATAAACCACGTAAAAAATATAAACATAAAGGAAAGTTTAGGTTAACATTCAATGAGTAAAGCTTATAATAAACAAATAGGTGGTGATCACTACCAAAAGTATAAAATTCAACCAAGCAAATTTGTAGTAGAAAACAAACTTCTATTCCCAGAAGGATGTGCAATTAAATATATTATCAGGCACCAGGACAAAGGTGGTAAAGATGATTTACTTAAAGCAATACACTTTATCGAAATGATAATAGAAAGAGACTATTGAGATAATGGATTCGATGAGTTTATTTTTAGTTCTTGCAATTGTACTTTCAGCAATTCTATTTCTTTTTCTAGAATAGAGATATTTTTATCTAAATCTAATACTGCAAAACCATTAGTTTCTATACCAGTTAAATCTGGTGCAGTAGCATTAGACAACTGTTCTATCTTTAATTCCATTGTAGCAAACTTAGAGTAAAATGTACCTGTAGAACCAATCAGTCCTAGTATTACCATAATTACACCAATGTTACTTTTTAATTTATTCATTCTTAAGTTCCTTAAGTTCTATTAATATTCTTTGTTTGTTTATGTTTAGTTCTTCTAATGTTCTATTCTTAATTCCTATAATATCGTTGTTTCTGTATTTTACTAAATCAAAGTTTTTATAAATAGATCTATTATCAAATATAGCTATTTGGTCTAAATATATATCTTTAGGTTTATAGAACTCTGTATTGTTATACTCTACTAATGATACTGAATCTTTCTGCATAGCATCTAATTTAATAATGTTTTTAATGTTTAAATTTTTAGATGCGTCTTTAACTTGTGCGTCTACTTTAGCCATTATTACATCTAATTTTGGTTTACTTGTCTTAGTCTTTGTAGAGCTTACTTTAGTTTTAACTTCTTCTTTAGAATCTTTCTTAACTACCTTTTTAGAATCATTCTTATCTGTATCTTCTTTTATTACTTTTTTCTTAGCATTATCTGATACCTGTTCAGTAACTTCTGTAGATACTTCTTTTTTGTATTCTTCAGTAATTTTATCAGCAACTTTAGTTTCTAATTTAATTTCTTCTTTAGGTTTTTCATTATAAACTTTCTCTATTTTAGGTTCAGTTTTATATTGCTCTATAACCTTTGTTTCTTCCATTGGTTTAGGTTCAGTTTTAATTTCTACAAACTTAAATTCTTCTTTAACTATAAATTCTTTTTCTGGTTTAAATTCTTCCAACACATTTTTTATCTCATCTCTAATATCTTCATTTAAAACAAAAGGATCTGACTCGTATGTTACAGTGAGGGAAGGTTCCCTGACATCGACCCCATAATGATTCTCTGTAGCATTTGATGAATCTGTAAAATCATATCGAACTGATAAATCATAGTCGGTTTGTAAACTTGAAAGTACAGTATAAGTATCACTGCCAGTGACGTAATCACCACAGTTAACACTGCCACAGCTACTACTATTATAATTCCTAATCTGTGTTGTTGTTTCACCATTTGCTCCTGTTATAGTTACTGTAGATTTAACACTAGAATCATATGTATTCCAATGCAAATATTCAAATTCATGATTAGTTGTATAACCATTTTGTATTTGTAATTCTGTTAAATTTGCATCATTCTTTAAACTTATATCATCAGATTGGATATAAGTATCATGCTCAGAAGCAATGACATTAGAACCATGCCTACCATCGGCAGTTCCTGTCCAAGATCCATTATCAAAGTTTTTATCAAGTAAATTATTTGTTGTAATAACTTCACTTTTTATGGAAGTTGTATGGATTAATATAATCAGCAAACTTATTAACGCTGTGTATCGCATAACATCCTCCTATTACTATTGCTAATAGCCAAATCATTTTTTATAACCTAAACCTGTTTTTCTATTTTTGTATAATTTTTGCCAAGACCAAGAACTTAACTTACTTGAGTAATGATATATAAATAATATTAAATGTTTCATTTATCTAACTGAATCTATAAAACTGTAGACTCTCCCAAATTGTTTATCAATACTAAATAAATCTTGTTGAATCATTGTTACTAAAAGTTGTAGTTCTATTAATGTTATAAGTGTCCAAGTAGCTAATCCCATAAGTATTGTACCTAACAAACCTATTAACATTGTATTAGTTTTTCTACTCATTATGTATTGGTTGAGTTTCTATAGTTTTTAATACTTCTGTTTGAATAGACTTATCTATTACTTCTCTTTTCTCCATACGTTTAACATATGTTTTATAATCTGGTCTTTCAAAATCGTATTTAATCCAAATATCCATAGCGTCTTTACCTATCTTGCCATCTATTGGACAAGGTGTTCCAGCATTAATCATAGCTTCAAAGACTCTCTCGTCTTGACACAATAAAGCCACACTTCCAACTTTCATTCCAAAGTCATATAAAACTTTAGCTAACTTAATTCTTTCACAGTTCATATCTCTATTAGTTTTACCACCAGATACTCCAAAACCAAATGTCTGAACTCCAGCACTCATTCCAGTTGCACAAACGTCTTGTGATCCAGCTGAAAATGATGGTGAATTAGCAGTTGGTGGTGCTGATTTTATATTAGAATTTGATGTACTATTTGTAGTAGAGTTTGATGAACTTCCTGTTGCATAATTAGTAGTAGCAGAAGATGTATATCCACCTTCAATAGCTGTATTTGAGCCACTCACATTTGTTTGTGTAGAGTCTCCTAAAGCATACGTAGTAATTAAACAAAATAGTATTATTAATATTCTCATTTATTGAATGTTGGTTTGTTGTTTCTATCCCAAAAAGGTAGCTGAGCTCCTGAGCTCTGGTAACATTTAGGACATAAGATTTTTTTATTTGGTAAAGTAATAAAAGATTGAGTGTGTATAATTTCTTTATTACACCCTATGCAATATCCTTCAACCTTCTTCATTTTGGCTTACGCATAATGTCAGCACCTTTTAAACCATAGATAGCACTTACGACACCTATAAAGATAGCTTGATACCAGTATGGTAGCTGATTAAAGTAATCAAAAAATAATGTTAATTTAGTATGAATCTCTGGATCGTCAGAAAAGATAGACCAAGCCAATAAACAGATAGGCATAGATATAAGAATAAGGACAAACTCATCCTTGTAACCTTGATCATTGCTCTCAATAATTTTCGCTTTATATTCAATTTCACCAGTACTCATTTTCTCAGCGTGTCTCATACGAGCATCTGACATTAATTGTTTTGTTGTTTGTTTGTTCTTATATAAATGTGCACCAGTCTTAATGCCCATGGATAATAAATTTAACCACATCTTAATCTCCCTTATCTAAATATTATTGGATTAGGCCCACCAAATAGAACTAGTACTATAAAGCCAACCACTAACCAGAAAGTAAACCAGTAATTCACTGAGACTACCTTCCATATTAATATACCTTGTTAGAACCTGTTGGGAATCCGTCCCATGCTTTATACATACCTTCTACTAACAGCTCATCATCGTATGGCTGCATACCATTTTCCATTTGTATAATTGCTTTAACTAATGGTAAATAATCTTCTATACTATTATCTAATTTGTCTTGAGGATTTACCCCAAGTTTCTTGCAAACAAATACTATGTAAGCATCTGTGTCATTCTCACTTGGTGGAGCCCATCTTTCAATGATGTCCTCTACTGTAAATCTTTTATGATGAAACCTGTATACCAAAAGTATTCTAACTAGAGCTCTAATGCCCCAAACAGACTCTTTAAATACACAAAAAACTGGATCAGATTGTTCATCTGCCAGTCCATCCCAATCAGTACCAAGCTTTATATTGCCTGGGTTTTTGTTTCTAATTCCTCTAGGTAATTTTTCTATTCCATCTACCATTTTTATCTAAAACCATTGGGATTAATATTGGTAATCCATCAATGATAACTCCTGTTCCTATTACTGGTCTAGACTTCTGTAATTTATTATATTCAAAAGCTAAACTTTTCATATTAATTAAACATCCAACTTGCATACCCCAAAGTAGTTCATTTGGATTACTCCAATAATCTATTTTGAATGAAGTGTGATAGTGTCCTTGGACAGTACACATTCCATATTGTTGTGCAACTTTAAGTACGTCTTTAAACTTACCATGACAGAAGTAAATATTTTGACCATTAGATGCTTTGATAATCAAATCATCGTGCCATGTCCAACCTTTACCAACTCCAAGCATATCATTATATGACTTAAAGATTTCATGAGGTAACCCATATTTAGTAGCTTTTCTAAAAACTAAACTACCATGATTAGAGTCCATAATATGTTGCTTAGGAAATAACTTTTCTAAATCTTGAAGAAATTTTCTAGCTACTACCAGCTCATGACTTGGTGAATATAAACCAGGATGTGAATCGTGGAATGATATTGAGTGCCAATCCATTTCATCACCTATGTTAACTACACAGTCAGGTTTATACTTTAACTTAATAGCTTTTAAAAAGTCAAGAGTATCTATATGATGATATGGTGCGTGTTGATCACTTATAACAAGTATTGATTTGCGAAGCATATTAAAGCTTTTACAACTATTTAACTAATAAATCTAGTCAATAAGGTACAACTTTTTGTTACAAGTTTTTTGTTAAAAGATATAAAAACTGTCCTAATAAACCTAATGCAATAGCTGATATGATGTATATAATTCTATCTACATCTTTCTGAATGTGAGCCAAATGATTGGTTTCTAGGATGTGCAGTTTTTGATCAATAAGATCAATTCTACTATGAACTTTTAGAAGTTCTTCTTTATTTTCTGTATTTCTACTCATTAAAATAATGTTTCGTAAGGAGACCTTACTAACCCTTTCGTTTTGTATTGTGTATATCTAGGCCCTTTATATCTAGGGTGACCTAATTGCCCTAGTACAAAATCAACAGAAGTGTCTGCAGCTAAGTCTAAAGATAGACCTTGTTGAAGCAAACCTTTTTCTACTGAAGCTGAAGCTTGTTGTAACCAAATAGGTAAAAACCTTTTACCAACATGACCACCAATTGTTAAACCTTTTTCAATAGCACTATCATCTTGTCTAGTCATATTTGGACTATACTTAGTAGTTAAGTAATCTTTATTAGTTAAGACTTCTATAACTGTTCTAGGTAATGAACCAATCTTTTTAAGACCAGTAGACTGTGGTGCTGTTATCCAATGAAAAGGTTCCATTAGTTGTTTAGAAAAAGTTAATACTTCACCATTTCCTAAATCAATTCTTGTTGGATCTGTGTTCTCTAATATACCATGTCCTGAAAATATATGGTTTAAAGTAGATCCTGCTATTGCATAAGTAAGTGCAGCTCTAGCAAAATAATATTGATATAATCTTCTTGTCTTAGGATCGCTTTCAAAACCTGGTAATGACTTAGCTATAATTCTTACATTAGATATTGTCCAGTCTGGAGCAAACATAAGCAATTGCATATATCCTCTAGATCCTGGATTTAATGTAGTTTGAGCTAATTTTTTAACAAAGTTATTTTCTATTCTTTGAGTAACTTGTGCCCAATTTTGTCCACCATATGCATCATTAGTAAACTGTGCTGCTCTACGAGCTTTCTTATATATTTCTGCCTGAGTGTCACCAGGCTTAATAGCGTTAGTACCTTTGTTTAAAGATGTAAGAAACGTATGTAGTTTAGCAGAAGTAAATATTCTATCCCAAGTAATTCTATCAAAGAACTTAAATGTTTTTTCAATATTTCCATTAGCACTTATACCAAAATGTCTTTTAAGAAATGTATCTACACCTCTAATGTTTTGGTAGAATCTATCATAACCAATATCTTCAGGCATTGATATATTTAAACCACTACCTTGACCAAATCTTACAACGTCTTTAAAACCTTGTTGTTGTAATTGTTTAATAGCATGAGGATAATCTGTAAGATAATATCCTGGATCCTGTAATTGTTTTAATACTTCTGGTTTAGTTTTAGGACTTAAAAACTTACCTATAGTTTTCATTTTAGCTCCTGCAAACCAAAGACTTTCTACTAATGCACCAGCATGAAAGAATGAGAATCCTACTGCTAGTCTTTTCATCATCATGTTAGTAGTAAACAATGCAGACATTAACTGTTGTTCATTTGTAGCATCAAATACCATTCTTACAGCAGGTTCAATACCTTTATGTATTAATGGAGTAAATCCTTTTTCACCTTGAAAATATGGGTGATTAAATTCACTATAGTTAATTCTTTCTTGTGGATCTATAAAAGCTATTTGTTTTCTTGTTCTAGCAAGGAAAGGTTTAGTAAGTATATTCTTACCACTACCAATGTAATTAGTTTCTAAAAAGTTTAATACTTGCTGAGTACTTAATGCTTTACCAGCTGACTGCAAATACAGTCTCATTAACTCTGCAGGATCATCCATTCCTGGTCTAATCTTATAACCTATTCTTAAACCTTGGTTAATATCTTCAAATACTCTTGATCTATTAAATCTAAAACTAGGATTATCACCAGTAATTGCTGTTTCAAACTTATTAGTAAAGCTAAACAGTTCTCCTGTTTTACTTTTATATCCTTCCCAAAGTAAAGGTAAGTAATTAGATTTCTTATATTTAACTATACCAGCACCTTGCTTATTGAAGATCTCATAGAACTCATTAAATATTTTAGAAATATCATTTGCTGCTTTAAGTTCAGCATCAGATAATAAACCTTTATCAAAGGCTTTAACATTCTTATTAAATCTAAAGTTCTCATCTACTGTAGCACCAGTAAGATAATAAAATACTTTACGTCTAGAATCTAATTGATCTGGTAATGTATCTTTAATTTTGTTAGCTAACTCTTGTGCATATGAGTTATACTTTATAGTACTGTAAGATGCTGCATCTAATGCAGACTCTACTTCAGTTTGTGCTTTATTAAATGCTGCCCCACTTCTTCCAAAGTATGCTGTTGCTGCTTTGGCTGCTGCATAAATACCAACACCACCTGCAAATCCTTTAGCTGTTGCTATAAGTTTTTCATCATCTGATGTTAAAAATTGTGCAGTACCTACAACACCACCAATAGATGCTGCTTTAAATAATGTATTTTTTGCTATGTCTTTAGCACTCTCTACTGTAGGTCTTGCAAATGATGTTACTTCATTAGCTATTCTTGCAAACTCAGCTTCATCTATTACGACTCCTACTTCTTTTCTTATATCTTTTAATATATCATCGACAGCTCTAAACGTACCATTCTCTGTGTACTCAACTGCTTCTGCTGAATTTTTATATTTGTTAAGAGTACTAATCATTTGTTTCTGTACTCTTTCAGGAGATAGTCCAGTATTTTTACCAACCATAGCTCCCATTCCTGCAAAACCTACTGAGAACAAAGCTCCTGCTGTTGCTCCAATAGTTGTTTCTGCAGCTGTTCTCTTACCTGAGAACTCACCTTTTTCACCTAATTGATATGATGTAGAAAACACAAAGGGAACACCTAATGTAGCTATACTACCTACTGCCATGTCTAGCTTTGCTGCTTCTCTTAATCTTGCTAATTCTTTTATCTGTGCACCAGCTTTTAGTTTACCAAGTTCTGATACAGATTTAGTAATTTGAAAATTCTTAGAGTACTTCATTCGTAGAGAGTTAACTACACCTCTACCTAATCTACCCCAACCTAAAGGCATAAATAATAAATAAGGATCTGCAACTATCATGTTAACCATTTCTGCACCAAATAAACCTGGTGATTGTTTAACAAGATTACCTATTTCTTTTAGGTCTATATCCATTGGCCCATCTTCTAACAAGTAACCAAAACGATTTAACTTACGTTCAGCTTCTTTATAGATTTTAGAACCTTGTTGTTGTGGATTATTATTTATATAATCTAATGCTTCTTGAGCTTGTTTTTTTTTAGTGTTTCCAGTAGCCCATTGATATAGAGATGCTGGCATAGATTCTTCCAACATAAGATCCATTGGATTTCTTAAAGACGAAAAAAACCCTGGAGTACTATCTTTGACAGGCTCTTTAAGTCCATCATTGATATTACTCACAGGGTCTTTTAATTTAAATTCCTCAAGATTAAAATCATTAGCCACACTAGAATCCCCATTCTCTTTTTAATCTTTTGTTTTGTTCTATAATTCTTTGTCCTTCTCGTTTTAATTTAGTACCTTCTCTAAGACCTCTTTTAGCTGGGGCTGTTTTCATTACAAATGGACTTAACTTACTTCTACCTGTAAACTTATCCATAGTGCTAGTAAATACTTTTTCTGATTTTAAATTTGCTTCTGTATATGCTTTCATAGCACCTTTAGATTTAGCTTTAAATACTGCAGGTTTAGATACAGGTTTATTTAGTCTAGCAGTTTTAATACCAGTAGCTGTTCTTGCTCTAGATCTTTTTAATCCTGTTTTTAAAGTACTAAAGAATTTTTTGTTTGATGTTTTAAGTGCTAAACTTTCAGCAGCTAAACTACCAGTAGCTCTTGATGATAATCCCATAAACTCAGGAACGTCACCTAAAACCTTTCTTTGGTTAGCTTTGATTGTAGCTTCACTCATAATAGATGTAAACCTAGTAGGTGGTTTTTGTGCAGGAAGTTTTTGAACTCCTTTAAACTTTTTACTTACACCAGTTATAATCTTTTTAATTACAAATTTCTTCATAGTTTATCCTTCAAAATATTCAGGGAATCTAGACTTAAGAATTCTTTCAGCTCTTTGTTTAGATACTTTCTGTAGTTGTGGGTTAGATGCTAATAGCATATTAAATATTTGTGAATCATCATTAGTTAAAACATTACCATCTGAGCTTGGTATAATAATCTCAGGCCCTTTTTCTCCAACAAGATAAGATTTACCTTCTTGTATTGGGCCACCTTCAGCTTTTGGTATAGGCATACTAAGTGTAGAAGATGTAAGAAAAGGTATTCCACCACTTTCTTTAATTTTACCTTCTTTAATTAACTTTCTCATAATTCTAATTTTATCAGTTTTTCTAATAACTTGAGATTTACCAGCTTTTTTAAGTTTTTCTTGTTCATCTCTAATTTGCATTTGATACTTTAAAGAAATTTCTTCTACTGCTGAATCCCATTCTAGTCCTGGTTTTCCACCTTTAGCTTTACTTATTATATTTTCAAACCAGTTACCTTCTTCAATATTTATTGCTTTTAATAAATCTTTAGTTTCAGATATATCTCCAGCTGTTGCTTGAATAGGTTCTTGTTTTCTTGCTTCAATTCTGTCTTTGTATTCTGCAGAAATACCACCTGCTTTAACAAAATTATTTAGAATACCTTGGTTAATAGTTTTACCATTAGCTGATGATTGCATTAATGCTAATCCTAAAGAGAATGCTGGGTTAGACATAAGTCCTTCAAATCCACCTTTGTCTTTCCAATTAGCTGATGCTTGTTTCATATCTACACCTGCCATACCAGATAGCTTAGATAAAAATCCTTGATCTTCAGCAAGTTTAACACCTGTTCCACCTTGAGTAATAGGATCTGTAGCTTTATCTACAGGAGTACCTTGTGGTTGATTCTCAGGTTTAAACATTTGTATTTCATTAGGCAGAACTTTATTAGTTCCGTCTGGATTAATTACAATTTTACCTTGTCCTGGTGGTACATATTTTTCTGGAAATATAGGGTTTTTAATTAATGGAGATTCTTTTCTTCTGTAAGAAGGATTATCTATTCCACCTGCTGTATTTAAATTTGGTGACATTGCATCACTATTCATTCCTGAAAAATCATCTTGGACTGTACCTTGGTTATCTCTTTTCCAATCACTCCATATGTCTAATAGTCCCATTATAATATTCCTTTATCTAATTTATTTGTTTTTAACCAATCGTAATATGGACTGTCACTTACAGCTAACATTCCTATTGGTCCTTTGTCATTTAATGTTTTTGAAACTTTTTCTTTAGCAGTTGAATAAGCACTAGCAAAATTAAATTCTTTAGTATTATTTCCTATACTGTTATACCATTTAGATGCTTCTGATTCAACTGGTGTAGTTCCACTTACTATATAAGGTGATGCAGCAAGTAATTCTCCTTTACCTTGAGCAATTGTTGGAACATTATTATTTCCATCACTATAATCTAAAAATTCATAACCTGGTACACCTGAAAGCATACTTTTAGCTTTATCAGTTTGATAAGCTGTATGTAGCAAACCACCTATACCAAGATACATTGGATTTGATTTTACATTAGCTATGTAATTATCTTTAAAACTTGTAATACTATCTCTGTCTCTTGGATCAACATCTACTTCTGGATCAGGATCTCCATATACAGGATCAGCTTGTTTTTGTGCTTGTTCTTTTAATGCTCTTTGAAAACCAGGATCTACTGTATTATCATTGCTATTAGGTGTTGTATTTACATTAGAATAACTACTTCCACCACCATCACCACTTGTATTTTCGTTTCTACCAGATTGATTTTGTGAAGAATCATAAGATCCTTGAGAGTCTGCACCGTATTGTGATTCAGCATCTTGTCTTCCAACTCCAGAACCTCCTCCACTATCATTTCCTGATCCTCCACCACCACCTGACATAGTTTTTCCTTATATAATTATTGCAATGATTAAAATAACAACAGCAACTGCTATTGCTTTTTTATGTTCTTTTACAAAATGTGGTATATGTTCTTGTATTTTCATTATAATAGTCCTCCTAATAATCCACCAAGTCCACCTACTGCTGCACCCATCATAGCTCCAGATCCACCAGGGGCAAACATATTACCCATAGCAGCTCCACTCATAGCTCCACCTGCAGCCATACCTAAAGAATTAGGTGCTGGTTGTGTGTTTTGTTGTGTTGGCAATCCAAAAGCAATTGGTGCTACAGTATTATAGTACTGAGCTAATGATTGTTGAGGTGCCATGTTTTGTTGTCTTTGTATATCTTCTAAAGCTCCACCTACTGCTGTTAAGCTAGGTACTTGTTGAGCTGTTCCTAATTGTCTTTGTCTTTCAGCATTATATGCTTGAAATGCGTAAGGTGCCATTTTGTCTGCAACTTGTCCAACTACTTGGCTTTGCATTAAAGGAGATCCAGGTGTTCTACCTGCTCCACTAAATTGTCCTGCAACACTAGAATATACGTCTTGACCAGCTTGAGCAATCATTGGAGATAAGAATGGATTGCTATACTGACCTTGTATAGTATTTAATATTTGTTGATTTGCAGCACCTGCAATAGTTTCCTGTGCACCCAAACCTTGTAAAGTTTGTTGTGACGGTGCAACATATCCTGCTGCTTCTGGGCCTTGTCCATATATAGTACCAGCTTCAGATAAAATCTGATTCAGTCCTGGTTCTGCTGGTGCATATGGTTGTACTACTGTGCTTGTAGTATTTCCATCATTTCCTCCTGATGACATATTTAGTTCTCCTTTTTCTTTTCTAATAATATATGACTTTCTTTATAACCAAATGGTTTTAAAATTTTCTTCCAACCTGGTCTTGCAACTAACTCTAATAAATCACACTTGTTTTGCCATGCAAATTCTTCAATATGTTTTATTAAATGTTGCCATTTTTCACGATGCTTACCAGTCATAATTCTAATATTAAGACATCGCTGTAATGGTCTTGTTATTACTTCTGTTACTACTGTACCAAAATACTTTTCTTTACTATCTTGATCCCATAAAATCCATAACTGCATTTTTTCTTCTAGGATCCATTTCTTAATGTGGTCTGCCAAAGCATATCCATTAGATCTTGCTAATGCGTCTGCTATATCTTTAACTACTATATGCCAGACTTCTTCAATGTGTTTTGTTGGTACTTGCACCAAATTCATTATGTACTTTTTTCGTCAAATATTTCTAAGTAACTAACCATACCTTCAATGGTATCTACTGTTTCTACTTGTATTTTAAGTATATCTGTTGACTCTAAAACAATAGGAGATAATGCAGCATTAACTGTTTCTCCAGAAGATAAATCTTTATGATATACTTCAAAAGTAGCTGAAGCTGAACTATCAGTTACAGAAACTTCTACAAGATTGTTTGAAGCATGTTCATTACTAATTTGTATATTCTTAACAATTGCTGTTCTTCCAGCAGGTACTGTATAAATAGTTGTAAGATCTGTTGTGCTTATTGCAAACCCTGCGTTTTTATATACGTTAGCCATGTTTTATTTATAATTCTTTTATTATTTTTTTCAATTAATTATCTTGCACAAGCTGGTACACCAGTTGATGAAACAAAAGGTTAATCTAATTCCATTGTGATCTTCCAAGTTGGAGTTAGATTTTCTAGGCATAATTATCTCGCAGTAGCTGGTACACCAGTTGATGTTGTAAATTTATATAACCTCATCTTCTACTCCTATTAATTTTATCTTGTCTCTTGGGTTAATATTGCCTTCTAATATTTTTGTTTCTTTAGGTATTAAACCAATTCCTTTTAATGCGTTCCAAGTATAAGGATTACTCATAGCATTTCTTAATTTAGCTGGTGATGGTCTACCATTAGCAATCATTTCAGCTTGTATTTCTCTACCTATATTTACAGTAAATTCATTTGCAGCATTAGCTTCAAACATTTCTTCATCACTATAACCAGCTATTCTTGTAGGTTCTGCAATGACGTAAAGTTCTTCTAATAGCTTTTCTAGTATTTTAATCTCTTTTTGATTCAACTCAAATGATTCTTTAGCTGCTGGTTGATGACTTATGCCTTCTAGTATTTCAGCTTTAAGTTCTAATATTTCATGTTGTAGTCCACCATTTTCTTCTAGGTGTTTTAGTTTAGCAACTTTAGCTTGATCTTTTAAATCACCTACTTCTTCAAGTGCTGCTGCTCTAATTCTACCTTCAAGAAATCCTTGTAAAGTTTTTATCTTTTCCCAAGGTGTATCTCCTATTACTTGGTATCTATAATTAAACTCTGTATTTAGTTTTGATGCCATGTTTTTATCTTCTTTCTATGTTGTTGTTATTAATTTTATGCACTTATTGAATACCCACAAGCTGCTAATAAATATCTACCAGTACCAACTCCTGTAACATCAGTTGCTATTACACCACTATTTGAAACTAGATTAGTCATGCTTACTGCACCTGAAACATAACCATAACCAAATATAGATTTATCACCACCATACCCATTTGCAGCTATAGATCTCCTAGCTGTACCTACTCCAGTAGTATCAGTAGCAACTACACCAAGATTGCTAACTAGATTACTCATTGAAACATTAGAACCAGCATATCCATATGCAAATATTGCTTTGTCTGTACCATATGTTGCACCTTCTGCATTATATCTTGCTGTACCAACTCCAGTTACATCACTTGCCACAACACCAGAATTAGAAATTAAATTGGTTATAGAAGATACTCCACTAGCATTAATAGCATAACCCATAATAGCCTTATCTCCTCCATATCCAGAAGCTGCTATATCAGCTCTAGCAGTACCTACACCAGTTACATCACTTCCAATAACACCTAAATTATTAACTAGATTTGATAATGAAACTCTACTTCCAGTAGTACCATAAGCAAAAATAGCTTTGTCGCCACCATATGCAGCAGCACCTAATCCTCTCCTAGCAGTACCAACTCCAGTTACATCTGTTGCTACAACTCCAGAGTTTGATACTAAATTACTCATTGAAAGGTATCCTCCATTATAACCATAAGCAAAGATTGCTTTATCTGTTCCATAAGATGTTGCTCCAATCAATGATCTTGCTGTACCTACACCAGTTACGTCTGTTGCTACAACACCAGAACTATTTACTAAGTTAGTTATTGAAACTATACTTCCAGTATTTCCATAACCAAATATTGCTTTTTGTGTTGGTGAAACTCCTTGTGCCGAATTTGCTGGTATAATAGAAAACATTAAATTTCCAATGTTGGTAGTACCCCTAATGGTCTTTCCATTATTACAGGATCACCTTCTGCAGAGGTATTAACATAAGTGTAAAGAGTTTCTAATGCTGGTGTGTTTGCTGCATTTGTAATTAAAGTTTCCATACTTGCTTGTATAGTTCTAACTGCATCTCTGTGATTTGTAATAGCACTAGGTATAGCAGTTGTTTTTTCTGTTTTTCTTGTAATATACCAATCAGTTTTAGATAATTCATTTGCAACATTTATTTTTAAATCTTTAATAAATTGTGTTTTTAATTCTGTATAAGATTTTGGAGTAGCAGTTCCATATGAAGCTGTAACTGTATCATTAGCAAAAGCAAAAGTTGGAACAGTATTAATATAATAATTTTCATTTTTAAAATTACTTTTATCAAATACTATTTCGTAAATACCTATTTCCTTTTTTTCTTCAACAGACCATTTAGTAAATATGTCTTTAGGATATTGTAAATCTCCAATAGTAAATCCTTCTATATTATTAAAGTATTTTGTGATTGTTCCGTCTGTTACTAATGCGTACATAATATTCCTATGATAAAGTTAATTCTAAATTTCTACCAATCTCTAGCCATTTACTTCCATTATAACGAAACGTAAATAAATCGCCTTTAGATGCTGTTTCTGTTAAATCTGGTGCAGTATCTTCTGTAAATTCGTATGCTGCGTTCCAAGTAATAGTTCTGCTACCAGTTCCATCTTGAATAATAAGTAATGAAACAAATTGACCAGAAATAGGTGTAGTTCCACTTGGTGCAGATAAAGTTCTGTTTCCAGCTAACGTAACTTTTGCAACTGGAGAATCAATTACGTCCCAAGTTATAGTAGTATCATCTGTTAATGTATCTTCTACATTTGCTACAGCACCAGATACTTTTGTTAGATTGTTAGCATCTGCTGATAATACTTTTGAAGCAGCAGTAGTACCTAGTGTTGCAAGATCAGAATAATTTAATTCTGCAGCAGTTGAATCTACAGCAGCAAGTTTAGTAAAATCTGCTTGTACTAATCCAGATACTCCATCAAGTAAATTAAGTTCATCAGCAGTAGAAGTAACAGCTGCTAATTTAGTAAAGTCAGCTTGAACTAATCCACTAACACCATCTAATAAATTTAGTTCTGTTGCAGTAGAAGTTACAGCTACATCTTCATTTATTTTAGGTGAAGTTAAAGTTTTGTTTGTAAGCGTTTG